GCGCACAATGGGCTGTATGTGGTGCTGCTGGGATGAAGATCCCGCCTGAGACCATCGCCGCTTGGAGGTCTGCTGCCCCACGGGTTGCAGGTTCCAATGCGAGACCCACAAAGCAACAGCTTGTTGAGACTCTACCTGATTCCCACTGGCGCGCACTGCTCAGTTCTACTCCTGGGGTGTCCAGCGTGGGACACACGAAGAAGAATGAACTGGCTGGCAAGTTGCGGGCGATATATGGGGTTGACTTCACCCATTACGCGATCTCCAGTTTTGCTGACCAGGGGGAGGCCGCCCTGCTGTCCATTCCTGGGTTTGACACTGAGGACGACCTGCCTAACGTGATTGCTGCAATGCAGACCCGCTCGTACTTAGCAAGTCAGGGCGTTTGGTGGTTATCGTTTGATTACAGTGACTTCAACCTGCAGCATTCGCTTGACGCTATGGCGGCTTTCTACCGCGCTCGAGCAACGTGGCACTCAACCGTCATACCGCCTGGGCTCGTGCGCGACCAAGTCTGCTTCTGTGACCGCTGGCTGGAGAGTGCTCTTTTTAACATGCGCATTGAGGCCCCTGGCTGTGCTAGTGTCGCTGTTAAGCGCGGTTTGCTCTCAGGCTTCCGAGATACCACCCTACTCAACACATGGCTCAACCGCGCGTACTTCGAGCTCGTGCTGGCCTGGGCCGAGGAGGATGGCCGGACAATCGATGTGGTTTACAAGCGGTTCCATGGGGACGACGTACTCCTCGGGACCAAGACAGCTGCTGACGCTGCGGCCTGGCGGGCTACTGCCATCCTCGGCGGGCTTGATGCCAACAGATCAAAGTGCTTGCTTAAGCGTGGGTCCGGCGAGTACCTCAGAATTTGGCACGGCTCTGACGGCGGTCACTATGGCCACTTGGCCCGGTCGCTGGGCAGCTGGGTCAGCGGCAACTGGGATGGGGCAGGTGCTGAAGTTGGCTCTACGGTCGAGTCTATCGCCGCGCAGTACGCGGTGCTCACCCGACGCGGTCTTCCGCCCCTCCAGGCCGCTATGGTTGCCGTTGAGTGCTTGGCACACATCTCCCCCCTCGCCGCTGGATCGCACACCAAAGCGGCTGCGCTGCTTGTCCAAGACACCAAAACAGCTGGCATGGCGATACCTCCCATGCTTGCCAAACTCGCCTGCAGGCACTTGAAACGTGCTGCAGTGCGGACCAGATCGATCGCGGCCACTGCCCCCGATGCTCCAGCCGCCCTTGCTACTAAGGCAGCTACTCTCGCTGCGATCCTCAAAGCGGTCCAGCGCCGCCGGTTGCCGATCAAAGCAGCCCGAGCCTACGCCATGTCCGTCGCCTCTTCTCTGGGGCTCCCTCTGCCGATCGCTGCTCGCACCTCATATGATCGGACGACTAAACGAGTCGGAGCTGATGTTTGGGCCCGCCCCTTTGCCCCCTACGTGACAGAGCAGCCTGGAGCAGTGCGCTCGCCCTCTGGCGCACCCGCTTCGGCTGTGGTGCCACCTGACCCGCCTGGTGTCGGCGCCCCAAAACTTCACGCTCTCACCACACGCATTCCCCCGGCAAAGACCCTGTTCTGGCCGGGGCCAGCTACGGCCGCTGGTGAGTTCGTGCCCCTAATCGCGACAGGCCCGCCTTCGGTCGTGCCAGCTCTAACACCGCTTCCGAAGCTCGGCGGCCCCGGGCCCACTCTAATACGAGCAGCGCTGCGTTCGCTCGGGTGGACGTCATCCGGAGCCGACACCTGGGTGATCAAGTGGTACCAGCTGTCAGCTCTGTGTGAGCCTGACGTTCACGGGCTAGAGTCCCCACCGCCTGCTGATTCCGATTGGTGTGCCCAAGGGGCTTTCGGCCCCTTGTCGGGCTGCCCGAAAGCCCCGGGAGGCCCCTGGCCGCTTTCCATTGAGCCCACACCCGACAGCCATCACCCTAGCAGCCCGCGCACTGTCGTGCGTGCGGCCTCGCCACACTACAGCCTCATTGAGGCTTGCTAACACTCCCTGCCCAATTGGGTAGGGCGGGAGCACTGCT